TGTGAAGTGTTAACTAACTATTCATATCATGCGAAGTATTCAGATAATACAGTTGCTGAAGGATTAAGACTTGGAACTATGTTAGGTAAGAAACTTAAAGTTCGTAATGAGAGTAGAGATACCAAATGGACTCGTAAAGATAGTGGTAGAATTGATAAGAGATTGATTGCTGAATTAGGTTTTGGAAACGAAAGAGTTTTCTCTTCTGTCTTTACTGATAGTTACGCTGACGCTCACTTACATATTTCAATTGATGCTAGTGGTAGTATGAGTGGAGATAAGTGGACTAACACTATTAAAGCTACTGTCGCTATTTGTAAAGCAGCTTCAATGATTGAAGGTTTGACAGTTGAAGTTTCAGTTAGATATACTACTTATAATCGTCAAAGTAGAAGAAGTGAAGAAATGCCAGCTATTTTGATGGCTTATGACAGTAGAAAAAATAAAATAGCTCATATTAAAAAGTATTTTAAATATTTGAGAACTTCAGGAACAACACCCGAAGGATTATGTTATCAAGCTATTATGGATAAAATAAGTAGTGGTTCTAATGAAAAAGAATCTTACTTCTTAAACTTTTCAGATGGAATGCCTATGTTTAGTAATGGAAATATTCGTTACTATCATGATGAAGCTCTTAATCACACTAAGAAAATGGTTAAAGAAATTCGTGGAAAAGGTGTTAAGGTTTTGAGTTATTATATTGGTGGAGAATATGAGAGACAATCTAATATGGTAGATTTCAAAAAGATGTATGGTAAAGATGCTAAATTCATTGATGTAACTTCTGTTGGGGCTGTGGCTAAAACAATGAATAAAAAGTTTTTATCCAAATAAAAAAAATACACTTTTCAAGAATTAGTTTATATATATTATTGTAGGTTATAATGAAATAACTACAAATTGAATAATAAAAAATAAAGCATAATATAGGAGATTAAAAAATGGATATTAATGCAATCAAAGCAAGGTTATCGCAACTTCAAGACTCAAATACTCGTGTAAGCAATCTATGGAAACCACCCGCTGGGCAGACTCAAATTAGAATTGTTCCGTATTTGCATAATAAAGACAACCCATTTATTGAGTTGTTTTTTCATTATCAAATAGGCTCGAAGAATTACCTTTCACCAATTTCAAACGGTCGTCCAGATCCAATCGAAGAGTTTTCTCAAAAACTCAAAGAAGGTGGTAGTAGAGATGATTATCAAATTGGTAAAAAATTGGAAGCAAAAATGAGAACTTTTGCACCAGTTGTAGTTCGTGGTCAAGAATCTGAAGGTGTTAAGTTCTGGGGATTTGGAAAGACAGTTTATCAAGAACTACTTTCTATTAATACAGATCCTGATTACTTTGATATTACAGATGCTATGAATGGTCGTGATATTGTAGTCGAGTTTAAAACTGCTGAAGAACTGGGCACGGCTTTCCCTAAAACAAATATTAGGGTTAAACCAAACCAAACTCCAATTACAGAAGATGCAAATCTTATGGAAAAACTTTTGAATAATCAGAAGAATTTGAATGAAATCTATAAAGAACAATCGTATGAAGAATTAACTTCAGTTCTTGAATCTTGGATTTCAGGAAAATCAGAAGATGCAGGTGAAGAATCGAAAGAAACTTCTAAGCCTGCTCCTGCACCAGTTGCTGAAACTAGTACAAATACTGTTTCATCTGCAACAGATGCATTTGACGATTTATTTAATAGTTAATAACATAAATTCGGGGGGTGGCAACATCCCCCAATTTTAATTTAGGAGTTTTATATGAGTACAAGAGACGATCTTGCTGCTGTATTAGCAGAAAATTTAAACAAACAATTTAAAGATACCGATCAAGTTGCTTATTTCTTAGATAGTGGAACAGGAACACCAACAGATATAAAGGAATTTATTTCTACAGGTTCTACATTATTAGATTTAGCAATATCAAATAAACCTAATGGTGGAATTGCTGTAGGTAGAATTACAGAAATCAATGGATTGGAATCGAGTGGAAAATCATTAATTGGTGCACACATTTTAGCTGAAACTCAGAAAAAAGGTGGTGTAGCAGTTTATATAGATACTGAAACATCAGTTAGTCAAGACTTTTTAAAAGTTATTGGTGTAGATGTAAGCAGTATGTTGTATTTACATTTAGAAACAGTAGAAGATATTTTTGAGGCTATAGAACATATAGTAGCTAAAGTTCGTGAATCAGATAAAGATAGATTAGTAACAATCTTGGTTGATTCAGTAGCAGCCGCATCTACGAAAGTAGAAATGCAAGCAGACTTTGATAAGGATGGTTGGGCAACGGCAAAAGCAATCATTATATCTAAAGCAATGAGAAAAATTACTCAAATGATAGGTAGACAAAAAGTAGCTCTTGTGTTTACAAACCAATTGAGACAAAAATTGGGTGTTATGTTTGGTGACCCTTGGACAACAAGTGGTGGAAAAGCATTACCATTCCATGCATCTACGAGAGTTAGGTTAAAGAACAAAGGCCAAATAAAAGATGCTAAAAAGAATGTTATTGGAATGACTATTTTGTCGCAAGTTATAAAGAATAGATTGGGACCTCCATTGAGAAAAGCGGAGTTTCCACTTTATTTTGAGAGTGGAATTGATGATGTAGGTAGCTGGTTAACTGTAATGAAAGATTACAAACTTGTAAAGCAAGCTGGGGCTTGGTATAACCTTATTGATAATTTAGGAAACGAACACAAATTTCAATCTAAAGATTTTAAGCAATTACTTGCTGATGTTGATGGTTTAAAAGAACATTTATATGAATTGATATGTGAAAAATTAATTTTAAAATATGATATGGATGAATTAGGGATTGATGATGTTGTAATGACTGAGGATGGAATGGATGAACTCTAATGATTATGTATCAATTTTAAATCAGATTAAAGATAAATCAAAAGTAGATATTTATGGCGGTGATGTAGATGATAAAGTACTTCTTATAGATGGATTAAATACGTTTATTCGAGTCTTTAGTGTATTTCCAAGCACCAATGAAAACGGAATACACGTTGGAGGAATTGTTGGATTTTTAAGAAGTATAGGTTATGCAATTCGAATGCTATCACCAACGAGAGTGGTAATAGTATTCGATGGTAAGGGAGGATCTACACGCCGTCGTAAATTTTATCCAGAATATAAGGAACGTAGAAAAGGGTCTATACGAGTAAATAGAGCTGAAGGATTAGATTCTGATGATGAAAAAATAAATATGATAACTCAATTAAAGCGGTTATTAAATTATCTTGAGTTGTTACCTATAAGTGTTGTATCAGTAGATAATATAGAGGCGGATGATGTTATAGCATATTATGTAATGAATAAATTTAAAAAATCTATAATAATGTCAACTGATAAAGATTTTTTACAATTAGTTTCAGATACTATAAAAATTTGGAGTCCAGTTAGAAAAAAATTATATGATGTAGATGCTATTGTAGAGGAATATAAAATTCATCCTAAAAACTTTATATATTATAAAATATTAGATGGAGATAAATCTGATAATGTACCTGGTGTACCGAGATTTGGATTAAAAACTATTATAAAGAAGTTTCCTGAATTAATAGAGGCAGAAGATTATACTTTAGATAAGTTAAAAGCAACGTTAACAGAACATACAGAATTGATTGATAGAAATCATAAATTAATGCAACTTGAAGATGTAGATATTAGTGGAACAACAAAAGTGAAGTTATTAAATCATTTAGATAATAATAAACCTCAATTACAAAAGTATAATTTTGAAAAATTATTTATGGAAGATCGATTATTTACTAATTTACCTAATATTGATAGTTGGCTCAATCAACATTTTTTAAGATTAGATGGATATATGAAAAAATAAAAGTTTATTGTGGGTAGAAAAAGAATATATAAAACTGACGATGAAAAGCTTGAAGCTCAACGACGTTGGAATATGGAATATTATAAACGTAATAGAGATTTGATTAGAAAGAAGGCAGTAGCTCGATATAGAAAGAAAAAAATAAAATTAGTAAGCAAGGATTTATACGGGGAAGATCAAAATAGTGGATAATACAGATACATTAAGTAAGTTCGGAACATCATTTCAGAAAAAGATAATTACTTCACTTTTATTTAGAAAAACATTTTTACAATCAATATTTGATATATTAGATTCAAAGATATTTGATAGTGAGGCTGATAGATGGTTAGTTAATAATATCAAAAAATATTTTTTAGAATTTAAAAAGAGTCC